CGAGTCGAACCAGACCTTGAACTGCAAGCTAAGATTAAAAATAAACTAATTGATTTTTACAGTGAAATGAACGCCAAGCTGGATAAGCTGGCAAAAATGTGAGGAAAAGAAAATGAGTAAAATTGGTGTATCTTTACGGATTGATGTTAGTAAGATTGACAAAGAAAGACTGTACAAAGGTCAAAAGGGGGTTTATTTAGACGCCACTGCTTTTATTGATCTTGACCAGCTTGACCAGTACGGCAACTCTGGAATGATAACGCAGGATGTTAGCAAGGAAGAGCGTGACGCTGGAACCAAGGGCGCGATACTTGGCAACTCCAAAGTCTTTTGGTCAGACCGCCAAGGCGCACCAGCTCAAAGCGCGCCAGCTAAATCGGTAGCGCAAGCCTTTGACGATGACGTGCCTTTCTGAGCAACCACAACAGCCGCCCACCGAGGCGGCTTTTTAGTTGCTTTTCTTATGTAAAGAAACTGTAAAGACGCTTTTCAACATTAAACAGATAAGTATAATTAAATTATCAACAACGCAACGGAGTAAACGACATGACTACTTACTACATATATGAAGTTCAAAACATCAACGCCACATGCAATCGCCCCGAAATTTATTTTGGAACACTGAAAGCTGCAAAGACGAAGGCTACTAGAGACCAAGTTTTTCAGGGTACAGTTTTAAAGATCACAGATAGCAAAGGGAATTTGATTAGCGCGAAAAAGAAGGGTGAATGGGTGGATTACGCTTTTGAAGGTCAAATTTAACTACAACCAACCGCCAAGGACGGCAGAACAATAGGAGCACAATCAAATGACAATCAAAAACTATCACGGTAAAGGTTGGCGTATAAGTGGCACTGATGCCAGTGGGCAGCCCTTGGCAATGCTTTATCTAGGCATAGCGCGGCTCGATGCTATGCGGAAATTTATTCAGAAAATGACACATAAACGAGGCGATAAACGACTATTGCACGGTTATTGATACATAAAACTGTCAACCATGCCAAGGACGGCACAACACAGGAGCAAACAACATGAAGAGAGTTTACAAGCCACAAACAAACGTTTACGAAGCATCACAAGAACGTTTGGCTTTTGTGTTTGAAAATTTTGAAAAAGTGTACATAAGTTTTTCAGGTGGTAAGGATTCAGGCGTGTTGCTTAATTTATGCCTTGATTATATGAAAAAACACAACATCAAGAAAAAACTAGGCGTTCAGATATTTGACAACGAAGCCAATTACGAAATGACCATGGACTTTATGAAGCGCATGATGGACAACAACCGTGAATACTTAGATATTTACTGGTGCTGTCTTCCGATCTCATTGCCTTGCACCGTTTCGTCATACGAGGTTGAGTGGCAGGCGTGGGGCGTTGAAGATGAACATCGATGGGTTAGACCTATGCCCGACATGGATTATGTTGTTAATATGAAAAACCATCCATTTGGAGAAAAATTTATTAAAGACATGTTTGTGTACGACTTTTGGGATATGTTTGCCGAATGGTACAGCGAAGGAAAAACAACAGCTAACTTGATTGGGATTCGCACTCAGGAAAGTTTGAACCGATACCGGGCTATTCTAAATGAAGACAAAGACATGTTTGACGGCAAGCCCTGGACAAAGAAAAATACAAAGCACGTTTACAACGTTTATCCAATATACGATTGGCGCACACGCGACATATGGATTTCAACAGCCAAGTTTGAATGGGATTACAACAAGCTATACGACACGTTTTATATGGCAGGAGTGCCAGTAGAGAAGATGCGTGTTGCAAGTCCTTTCATGAGTGAGTCTAAGGCAAGCCTTAACCTGTATCGAGTAATCGATGGTCATACATGGTCACGTTTGTGCGCTCGTGTTGCTGGGGCTAATTTTATAGCAACATACGGCAAGCAACTTAATTACCATAGTTTTAAATTGCCAGATGGTCACACATGGAAATCTTTCGTCAAGTTTTTACTCGACACGTTGCCGGACGAATCCAGTTTAAATTTTAAGTCGCGCTTCATTCAATCAATAAAGTATTGGGCAAGAGTGGGGCGCGGATTGCCTATTGAGGTCGTAGAGGACTTAAAGAAAAACAATGTTAAATATTATGTAAATGGTGTCACAGCGCATGGCAAAAACAATTTGCCTCGTATTAGAATACCAGTACCGCCAGATCATCTTGATTGCCTTAAGTCACACAATAGCGAGGTTACAAGTTGGAAGCGTTTTGCGATTACTATTCTTAAGAATGACCACACATGCAAATACATGGGTCTAGCTCCAACAAAGCATCAGCAAGAAAGACAGAAACAAATTCAACGTAAATATAGCAGCATTGGAAAAAGGGGTAACAAATGAAAATTGTACACACATCAGAAGCTAAAGCCGTAAAGTTTCACGCGGGCGTTAGCTATCGCATAATTACTAAGGCTGACAACATGGGTTTTGGGTTTCATAAAACTGTTATAAGCCCAGACGCTGGTCGGGTATTTCAACATTACAAGAATCATCTTGAGTCTTGTTATTGTGTTTCTGGTAAAGGTATTTTAACTAACGCATCTAATGGAGAGTCGCACGAAATTACGAGCGATATGACCTATGTATTAGACCAGAACGACCCTCACTATTTTGAGGCATTGGAAGAGACTGTTTTGCTTTGCGTGTTTAATCCGCCTTTGCAAGGCGATGAGGTGCATCAAGAAGACGGTTCTTACGCACACTCAGATGAATACGATTCGCCTGTTTATTCTGTTAAGCGCGTTCCTATTGAAAAGGTGACCGCGAACGACTACAACCCAAACAGCGTTGCACCACCTGAGATGGCACTGCTCGAAACCTCTATTTGGGAAGACGGTTACACACAGCCTGTTGTGGTGGTGTATGACAGCGAAAATGACAAATACGTTGTTGTGGATGGCTTTCACCGATATTGCACGCTTAGAGACTCCAAGCGCATCTATGAGCGCGAGCGCGGTATGTTGCCTGTGGTTGTACTTAAAAAAGAAATGCACGACCGTATGGCGTCCACGATTCGGCACAACCGAGCGCGTGGTACGCACAACATTGAGCTTATGAGTACTATTGTTGCAGAGCTTGTAGAAATGGGTAAGGGCGATAGATGGATCTGCCAACATATTGGAATGTCACCAGATGAGCTTTTAAGATTAAAACAAATCACAGGTGTTGCGGCATTGTTTCAGAATCAAGACTTTTCGGAGAGCTGGGATGCAGAAGCAGATTAAACAAATTTGGCACCCTTGGAACCAATGGGAAGAGGTGGCGCACAATATGTGGGGCGAATCTTTAGACAAGAAACAAGATTTAGAAACAGCTATTGCGTTTACTTCAGATCATAAAATGTACGGTAGTTATATGGCGAGAGTTTGCAGAGAATGGCCGATCAGTTGCGAGAATGCTTTAACAGACAATTACATAAACCAAAAGGCGTGGCTTGGTCACGCTGCGGTTGCCTTGGCGCATGGAATACCAGAAGACATAACTAGACAAGCATGGGGGTATTTAACAGATGAGCAAAAATTATTGGCAAATAAAGAAGCAGAACGAGAAATTATGTTATGGCGAAACCGCTACATCAAAGATAAAGGCCTATTTGGATTGTTGGCAGGGCAGATGTTACCGTGAAGGCATACCGGACGAAGTCCCAAATAAACTTTTATTTTCTGGTCGTGTTCCATCATGGAAAGCAATAGCAATTTGTCTGTTAAATAACGACATGCAATTAGAAAAGCTAGGTTTTAGCAGAACGAAAAGTCAAAAAGCAATTGAATTAGAAGCAATGCTGAAACGTCAATCAAAAGACAACCCACAAAATGAAATGTTTTAACAGGAGCAAACAACATGACACAATCACATGAGGATTACGAGTGGGAATGCTTGCAGAAACGCATCGAGCAAGGCACGCCACAGGTTGATCCGGTAAACAATCCTAGCCATTACAACCAAGGCGGCATTGAGTGCATTGAGGCGATCAAGGCAAGCATGACGGCTGAAGAGTTTGCTGGGTATCTTAAAGGTAACGCCTTCAAATATTTGTGGCGCTTTCAAGACAAAGGCAACCCAGCGCAGGATTTAGCCAAGTGCGCTTGGTATTTGGAGCGGTTAAGAAATGAAGTAGCAACACAGGAGCAAACAAAATGAACAACGAACAAAAACGCAAGCGAATAACACACTGGCATTCTGACCTGATGCAGATGGAGGAGACGCTGGACAAAGTAAATTCAGCGGTCGGTCTAGTGCCCGAGGGCGATTTATCGCACGCCTGCTCGTGCATGATGTCCGCTTTGACATTGACCACCGCTGAGC